TTGAAGAATGGGTAATAACTAAGTGTGGCGAGTGGCGTGAACACTTTGAATCTAATTACCAACAAGATTTTGACGAGTATTATCGTTTATTTAGAGGCATTTGGTCTACTGAAGATAAAACAAGAGCTTCAGAACGCTCCAGAATTGTTGCTCCTGCGTTACAACAGGCCGTAGAGTCTACTGTAGCAGAGATTGAAGAGGCTACGTTTGGCAGAGGACGTTTCTTTGACATAAAAGATGACATTGCTGACCAAAACCCTATGGATATTGCACTCCTTAGAGAAAAACTTAACGAAGACTTTACAAAAAACAAAGTACGCAAGGCTATTGGAGAATGTATACTTAATTCTGCCATCTTTGGTACAGGAATTGCAGAGATTACGCTTTCTAATGAAAAAGAAATGGCTCCTGCTACAGAACCTGTTATGGGGGGTGACCTAACAGCAGTTGGTGTCACTATACAAGACCGCACAGTTTGCAAACTACGCCCTATACTACCACAAAACTTCCTTATAGACCCTGTAGCTACCTCTGTAGATGAAGCACTAGGTGTTGCTATTGATGAGTTTGTCCCTAAACACTCAATAGAGTTGCTACAGGAAGAGGGTGTCTATTATGCTTCAGATTTAGAAACTGCTGCTCACGACCAAGACCTAGAGTCTGACCCTAATTTAGCTAACGTCTACGACGAAAATAAAGTTAGAAAAACCACTTACTATGGTTTAGTTCCTCGTTATCTCTTAGAAAAAGCTAGGATAGAAGCAGAAGACGAAGTAGAAATTGTAGAGCCATTAGTAGATACAGAAGAAGAGAAGAGTAGCTATTATGTCGAAGCTATTGTAGTTATAGCTAACGGTGGGGTGCTTTTAAAAGCAGAAGAAAATCCTTACATGATGCAGGATCGTCCTGTAGTTGCTTTTGCTTTTGATACTGTTCCTAGCCGCTTCTGGGGCAGAGGTGTATGTGAGAAAGGATACAACTCACAAAAGGCGTTAGACGCTGAAATACGAGCCAGAATAGACGCTTTGGCTCTTACCGTCCACCCAATGTTGGCTATGGACGCATCAAGAATGCCAAGAGGCTCCAGACCAGAAGTTAGGTCAGGTAAGATTATTCTAACTAATGGCAATCCTTCTGAAGTATTACAACCCTTTAACTTTGGTCAAGTATCCCAGATTACGTTTGAACAGGCAAACGCTTTACAACAAATGGTACAAGCAGCAACAGGCGCTATTGACCCTAACGGCACAAACGCAGGTTCCGACACACGTTCTGCCGCTGGTTTTTCTATGGGTATGGGCGCTATAATTAAACGACACAAAAGAACTTTAGTAAATTTCCAAGATAGTTTTTTAGTTCCTTTTGTTACCAAAGCCGCACACAGGTATATGCAGTTTGAGCCAGAAATTTACCCTGTGTCAGATTATAAGTTTACAGCCTCTAGTTCTTTAGGTGTTGTTGCCAGAGAGTACGAAATAGCCCAGCTAACTCAACTACTAACAACGATGGGCGACTCTCCCATGAAGAATGTGTTGTTAGAGGCTATACTTGACAACATGAGCCTAAGCAACAGAGAAAAACTTATTGAGCAAATGCGTCAAGCTATGCAACCTGACCCACAAGCCGCTCAAGCACAACAAGCAGCACAACAAACTCAGATGGCATTTCAAGCGTCACAGTCTGCTGCTCTTAACGGTCAAGCGCAAGAGTCGCAAGCTAGAGCCGCTAAGTTGTCTATGGAAACTCAAGTTATACCTCAAGAAGTTGAGATTGATAGGATCAAAGCTATTACTACTAATCTTAAAGCAGGTACTGAGGATGACAAAGAGTTTGAGCGTAGAATCAAAATGTCTGAGCAGCTACTGAAGGAAAGGGCTATTGCAGTACAAGAAAAGGCTCCTAATGCCCCTGTAAGGCCACCTGCTGCTCCACAGGCACCTACCCAGCAACCACAAGCTCAAAGGCCGTTACAAGCAATTTCTCGTCCTCCTACGGCTCCTACGAGAACAGGTACTCCCTAATGCCAGCCAAAAAAGACCCTAGACTAGCCAGAGCAGGAGTAAGTCGCTATAACCAATGCAAACGTACACCAAATCACCCGAAGAAAAGTCATGTGGTTGTGGCGAAAGAAGGAGACAAGGTTAAAACTATTAGATTTGGTGAGCAAGGAGCGAAAACTGCTGGAAAACCAAAGGACGGAGAGTCAGACAAAATGAAGGCTAAACGTAAGTCTTTTAAGGCTCGACACGGTAAAAACATAGCCAAAGGAAAAATGTCAGCGGCTTATTGGGCTGATCGTTGTAAGTGGTAGATAAAGGAGAACTCATGATTTTACAGTTTCCTACAAAAAAAGAACCTGACGATCCTATTGAGTATTTAACTGTTCTTGTTTCTACTCAAAAAGAAGAAATAGAAACACAAGCTGAACAAATAGCTGCTCTTGCAAAGCGTTTAGAGCTTCAACTAAAAGATCAGAAGAAATAGAGTAATTTAATATGAAAGGTGTAAAGCACTACAAAAGAGATGGCACTGTACATACAGGTGGGACACATAAAATGCCTGATGGAAGCCTACACTCTGGTAAAACACATGGAAAAACTAGTGTAAAACTATTTCATTTTAAAGACCTTTCAAAGAAAGCACAAAGAAACGCTAAATAAGGAGATAACACATGGCAGGTCTTTACGATAACATACACGCTAAACGCAAACGTATAGCCGCAGGTAGTAAAGAAAAAATGAGAAAAGCAGGAGCTAAAGGTGCACCTACTGCCAAGCAGTTCAAAAAAGCCGCCAAAACAGCCAAAAAGAGAAAGTAATTATGCCAATGGGAAAAGGAACATACGGAAATACAAAAGGCCGACCAGCTAAAAAAAAGAAGCCAACTGCTACTCCTAGAAAAACTAAAGTTAAAAAAGTTAAAAGTATGTATTAAAACTTTAATAAAAAAAGTAAAAAATAACTTGACATTTACTTAAAAGTATGTTAGTCTAGGGACTAGAGCTATTATTATTAGCTAAATCACTAACTGTCCTATTATGGGAGAAACAGGAAATGAGACATGAAGACGATACAGCAGCTTTGGAAGAATACTACGGATCTCTTAGAGAACTGTTTAACATGGCTGGTTGGAAAACTCTGTGCGAAGACTTGTCTGATAGTTATGAGCTTATTAATAGCGTGGAAACAGCTAAAGACGAAAACGATCTTTATTATAGAAAAGGCCAGCTTGCAGTTATCAATAATATTCTTAACCTTCCAGATCAAGTTAAAACTTTGGAAGACGAATCTTATAATAACAGCCAAGAAGCTTAGAAGTAAAAAGTAATGGCCGTGTTATTTGATTTTAAATGTCCTAATGGACACGTACATGAAAGAATTACTGATTCTTCTGTAGTTTCTATTCAATGTCCAACGTGTAACGAACAAGCTTTTAAAATTATTAGTGCAGTAAATTTTTCTCTTGATCCTATATCCGGTCATTTTCCTAGTGCAACTGACAAATGGGCCAAACACAGAGAAATAAAGATTAAAGAAGAAAGAAAACAGGCAAACTCTTAGAGTCCTGATAACACAATACCCTTTTCCACAATCATAAGACGGAGTTAATAATGGGTCAATTAGTAGACGAGCGTCAACCTGAAACTGACGAAGATATTTCTTCAATAAATGAAGAAGTTGTAACCCAAGAACAAGTATCTGAAGAACCACAACAGGCACTCCCTGATAAGTATCAAGGAAAAAGCACTGCTGAGATTGTACAGATGCACCAAGAAGCTGAAAAGCTTTTAGGTAGACAAAGTTCTGAGGTTGGTGAGTTGCGTAAGGTAGTAGATACTTACATTCAAGGTCAGACACAACTCGATCAAGGGAACCAAGCACAAGCTGAAGTTGAAGAAATAGATTTCTTTTCAGAACCAGAGAAAGCTATCCAGCAACAGATTGCTAGACACCCTTCAATACTGGAAGCAGAAAAAGTAAGTCGTGAATATAAACAAGCGACTGCTAAAGCTCAACTTCAGAAGCTACATCCTGATATGGTTAACGTCGTTCAAGATGCTAGGTTTCAAGAGTGGGTAAGTGCTTCTAAAGTACGACAGAAACTTTTTCATCAAGCAGATAAGTTGTATGATTATGAAACTGCGGATGAGCTTTTAAACCTTTGGAAGGATCGACAAACCGCTGTTCAGCAAACTGCTAATAGCGAAAAGTTAGATCGAAAACAAACGGTTAAAAATGCATCTGTAGGGACAAACAAAGGATCATCAGCCCCATCTTCTAAGAAAATTTATCGTCGTGCTGACATTATTAAACTTATGAAGGACGATCCTCAACGCTATCTTTCGCTTGCTGACGAAATTACACAAGCGTATGCTGAGAAGAGAGTCCGTTAACTTTGGAATTTCTTATTAAAGGTATTATATCATGGCTACACAACCAGCATATGTAACGTCCAGTTCCGGCGCATTCGGAACAGCCGCTAAAGCAATTAGTGGTACTGAAGCAGCATCGTTTATCCCCGAAATTTGGTCGGATGAGATTGTTGCATCCTATGAGAAAAGCCTAGTTCTTGCTAATCTCGTTAAGAAAATGTCCATGCAAGGAAAGAAAGGTGACACTATTCACATTCCTTCTCCTGACCGTGGAGCCGCAGGAGCTAAAGTAGAAGGTGCTTTGGTTAACATCTTGCACGGTACTTCAACCGAAGTTGTAGTTGCTATCGATCAACACTACGAGTACTCTCGTTTGATTGACGATATTGCTGAAACTCAAGCTCTTGCTTCTTTGCGACAGTTCTACACTTCTGACGCTGGTTACGCTTTGGCTACTCAAGTAGACAACGCTCTCCATGCTCTTGGTAAGAACTTTGGTGACCAAGGTACTGCAAATGCTAGTGATTATATTCACAGTAACTCTTACTTCATTGACGCTACTAATGGTCTGACTCTTAACGCAGCAAACACAGTTGTTGGTGGTACTGACGTATTTACTGATGCTGGTTTCCGTTCTTTGATTCAGAAGCAGGACGAAGCAGACACCCCAATGGATAACCGTTTCTTTGTTATTCCACCCTCAGTTCGTAACACTATCATGGGTATTGATCGTTATACCTCTGCTGATTTTGTATCGAGCCAAACTGTTCAGAATGGACTTATTGGTAACTTGTACGGTATTGATATCTATGTATCAAACAACTGTCCTGTCCACACTGCCGCAGGTGATAACTCAGCTAGTTCTGTAGACCTTAAGGCCGCTATGCTTGCACACAGCGACACTATGGTTCTTGTTGAGCAACAGGGTGTTCGCACTCAAACTAGCTACAAGCAAGAGTATCTTGCCACTCTAATGACCGCTGATCGCCTCTACGGTGTTGAGCCTCTTCGTTCAGAGACTGGTTTTATTCTCGCTGTATAAGCTGGTAACAAACGAGGGTTTCCAAGGACGGTTACCCTCGTTCTTTCAAAGAGGTTTAAAGTGAACTTTTTATCTTTAATTATATCTCCTCTTGCCAATGTAGTAACTACCCACCTAAAAAACAAAGCCGAAGAAAAACAGGCTGTCCATCAAAGAAAACTAACTCAAATAGAAAACGAAGCGTCTTGGGATGAAGCACAAGCCAAGAACTCTAACAACTCACTCAAGGACGAGTGGTTTGTTTTTTTATTAAGCATACCTATGATTGGCGCGTTTGTTCCAAGCATGGTTCCATATGTTAAGGAAGGTTTTATCGTGTTAGCTGAAATGCCAGAGTTTTACAAAGCATTCCTAGGGGCCGCTATAGCCGCTAGTTTTGGCATTAAAAGCCTAGCTAACTGGAAGAAATAAAGATGGCTGAAGAAGAAAACATATATGATTTTGAAGAAGGCGAATTCGACTGGGCAAGTATAGATCCTAGAGAATTAGGAAACCCTGTAGAACAATTAGCTTACTGGGACGAAACCAAAAATACTTATGATTTTGGACAGGGAGAACAATACGATTCCGCTGAAGAAGCGTTAGCTAATTACTCTAATGAGTATGATGCGCTTAGAACAAGAGTATCTGAACATTCTGTACTAAACAATTTAAGTAGCACAGGTGGCTATCGTAACTATAATAGAGCAATTTCAGGGACGCAAGCTCTCAACACTCAAGGTCAAAACAAAGCATCTGCTAGGCTGTTAGATTACTTAGAAAAAAACAACATACCTTTGTCTAAAGAAGTAAACGGTCAAACAATGTACCTTACGTTAGGCGACGGTCTACAAGGTATTGACAAGTTTCTTCTTCAAGGACAAATGGACGATTATGATAAAGACGGGGAGTTTAAAGTTTATGGGGGTATAGGTACTTATTCTACTCAATA